AATACAGAAGCGATTCGACGGAAACGAGCAGTCCAGTCGGGAGCACCGCGAAGAACTGGCCCAGCTCGCCGCCCGCGATGCCGGGGAGGTGCGGGTGCCGGTGGAGTTGCTGGCCGTGCTGGCGAGCGAGGGGTTATCAGAAACAGAAAGCGATCGTTACGTCGATGCGGTTATGGATGCTCGCGCCCTCCTAGCGCAACGTGAGCGGGAGGGCGAGTGATGGGTATCACAACGAAAACCGTAACCGTGGTGACGTGCGATCTGTGTTGGAAAGAGTGCGGATCAAGCGACGGTGAAATTCGCATTCAAGTCACGTCAGGCGATGGCCGAGATGTTGGGCCGGGTTATGCGGTAGCCGTCATGGCTCTTGATATCCCGTACCAGGCAAGCCGCGGCATCGTTTGCCGTGCATGCAAGCTGAAGCTGTTGCGGGAATACGTATCCAGCGCACAGGAGAACAGCAATGAGTGAAGTTAAACGGTACGGCCCCACATGCGACTGCATGAGCGAAATGGCCTGGGGTGATTACGTCCGCGCCAGCGAGTACGACGCACTGCAATCCCGGCTCGATGCGGCTGAGCGCAACGTCAAGCACTGGCAAGGCCTGGCAGTAACGAATCGCAACGTGGCCGATGCCGCACTCGCAAAACTAGCCGAGCGCGACGCGGTGCTGCGTGACTGGCGGCACGCTGCGCATGTTCGGCCATCGTGCCAGCTCGGCGTGGTCGAACGCTGCCGCTGCATGCGCTGCGTTGAGTCACGTACCGACGCCCTGCTATCCAGCGCAGAGCCGGTTAAGGCTGAGTTCTGCTGCGAGCTTTCGTTCAAGGCGGCAAAGCAGGCGGCATGGGGCGCGCGCGACCTGACTCAGTGCAAGTGCGACCACAACGAATACTGCGAGCACTGCTGGCCTTCTGATTTTCGTCAGGGAGGAAAGTGGCACGGCAAATTCAAGCCTGCCAAGGGCGGCGATGGGGAGGTGGACCGTGATTGAAGAAATCGGGCATGACAGTCGAACCGATGCCGAACGGCATGCAGCCTGGCTGGCTGAAGAGGCGCGCTATGAGGCCGGCTTTGCATCGCGTAAGGCTGCCGATTACCACACGCGCTGTCGGGATTGCGGTGTTTTCGTGAAGAAGTCGCGCTGGGTGAAAAAGGACAGCTACGACGCTATTAAGCTTCAGCATCGTCCTCTGTGCTCACCCTGCTGGAGCGAATACGACAATGAGTATTGAAGCCATGACTGACCACACCGAAGAGCTACACCAGCGCATCGCGGCGCTGGAGGCTGAGAACGAGCGGTTGCACGAACGTAACGACTCACTGGCCAGCGACTTTGCCCTATGCGCAACAGAGCGCGAAAAGTTCCGCGCCGAACTCGCCGCGCTCAAGACGCAGCAGGAAGGGCGGCAGGCTAAATATCGAGAATGGTTTTCTGAGATGGTAGGGGAGCCGTTCGAGTCGTGGCTTAACGACGATTTTACGCACTGGATCAGCGACGAGGATGCTGCATATCAAGCGTGGCAGTACCTGCATGAGAACAAAATTTACCCGCTTACCCTGGAGCTTGAAGAACATCGCAAGCCCGGCCCGGACGTGCGGGCGCTGGCCGCCTCTCTTTACCAGGCATGCGGAGCATACGACATGCCGGGGCGCATTCTCGACGTACTTAGCGCGGCTGCCAATGGCGAACCGTTCACGCACATGATTGATGGCCTTCTGCCTTGCGTGCCGCCATCAGGTGAATGCGTGCGGTCGCTGGTAGAGGCGCTACGCGAAGTAGCAGCGTCGTTGGCCTGGAATTGTTTTGGCGAGTGTAGAGCTGTTCACGACGGGCCAATTATGCCGGCAGCAGGTGCGCTGGAAATGGCACGCACCGCCCTCGCCACATACCACCAGGACACCCAACCATGCCCAACCCCATAACCCTTCCACGCAGGCTCCAGCGAACCACCTCTGCGCAATACAACGCCATCGACTTCACGCTAATGTTGGCCTTGTCGCTGAAATTCCACGGCACAGCTGCCGCCATCCGCCAGCTAGCCAAGGACGTGCGCTTCAAGGTCTGCATGGAGCACCAGCCGAAGGTTAAGGCGCTTTCCAGGATGGAGAGCGACCAGGCCGTGTTGCAGTGTGCAGTGAACATCGTGCAGCGCGTGACGGATGCGCTAGATATTCATCCTGGCGTCCCGGTTCTGGCAGCGCTCGGGCGCGTAGTGGAGCCGCCTAAGTGCCACTATCAGCCGATGGAGCTGGTCGCTATGGATGGCGTGTGGACGTGGCAGTGTGGGCATTGCCAGAGGACTGAGCGGGTGCCGGAGCGGGTGCCAGCATGACCATAATCGAACAAGTCGAAGCCGAATACGGCGAACCTTTCTGGGAAGTCGTGCGCGGCTATGCTGCAGACGGTTACGGCTGCGACACCACTGCCGGCATTCTGGGCTATAGCTCGCCGTCATCGTTTCGCCGGCTGATCAAGCGGCACGGTGTCGTGATCGACTGACCGGCGCATGGCAAGTGCAACGTCCAGCGCGAACGTGGGCCGCATAGCGCTGAGCGAATCGAGCGGATCAGGCGCACCAAGCTGAGCAAGCCGACCGGCATAGCGGCGCGTTACGAAGCCGAGCATGGCGTCCCAGCAGCGGCTGCAATACGCCACATGGCCAGGCGGATGACGAAATCAGAGGTTGCCAGGGCGATAGGCTGGAGCACGCCGCAACCGTTGACGGCATGGCTGCGCGCAAGGGGAGAGACAGTAGAGTTTGTGCGGCGCCAGAGTGTGCCGCCTAAGGGGAAGGGGTGGAATCGTGAGTAAAGTATTGATTGGATACAGCGCGTGCCCGCTGACGCGCAAGGCGTTTGAAGCGCATGGTCATGAAGTGTGGACGTGCGACTTGCTGCCGTCGCGTGATAATGCGCTGTTTCACTATCAGGGCGACGTGTGGGATATGCTTTCGGATAGCTGGGACTTTGCTGTTCTGCATCCCATGTGTACCTATCTGACTTGCTCAGCAGCGTGGGCTTTTACAGATGGGCCGTATCATCAAAAGGTAAAACCCGGCACCCTAGTAGGAGCTGCGCGCCGTGCAGCCCGTGACGAAGCGCTAGATAACTTCCGAAAGCTGCTTGCGTTGCCTTTCCCGGTAGCAATCGAGAACCCCGCAGTAAGTTTCGTGAATAAGGCGATCCGCAAGCCGTCGCAGATTATCCAGCCGTACCAGTTCGGCGACGACGCCAGCAAAGCCACGGGCTTATGGCTTAGCGATGGCGTGCCGCTACTGAGGCCGACGCGCTACGCTGAGCCGAGAATCGTCGCGGGGAAAAAACGCTGGGCAAACCAGACCGACAGCGGTCAGAACCGGCTCAGCCCAAGCGAAAACCGCTGGCTAGAAAGAAGCGCCACATACCCAGGCATTGCCGCCGCAATGGGCGATCAGTGGGGCAGGTGGCTCAATGAATAAAAGAATCTGGCGCGTCCTAATACCGGGTCGAGCGCCGTTCATCATGATCTTGATGGACGACACCGAGGACGCGCTAGAGGTGGCGCGGTCGATTTGGCCGGGTGCAATCGTCGAATAAAAAATATCTTGACAGGCGCAACCGCTGCGCCTACAGTTCGCACATGCCAGCCAAACAGGCGGCTACTACTAGGAGATACAAAAATGGCAATTTCCGTAATGAAACTGTGCACAATGACCGAAGCCGAGCTGAACAAGATGACCAAGGCTGAATTGGTCGCTTCTATCAAGTGCGAGGCGTTCTACCCGAATCACTACAAGGGCGAAGCTGAAAAGCTGCAAAAGATCATCAACGAAAACTCGACCAACGAACGCGCGGCATGCGTCATGCTGGCGGCATTGGTAGGCGTTGATCTTGAGCGCAACGAGTACAGCGGCGAGATCGAATCCAAGAAGCTGAACATATTGGAGCTTGTCGGACTTGCAGCCAAGAAGCTGGCCGAGAAGTGATCCGATGACCCTCCGCTCCCTACGCCAACAAACAGGCCTAACACAGCGCCAGCTAGCTGCTCTTTTGCAGCTCAGCAGGCGCACAATCCAGAATTATGAGTCTACAGACGAGGCGCCGGCATGGTATGTGCTGGCGGTTCGGCAGGTGGCGCGGAGAGGAATCCCCGCCGAACTGGCATAAAAAAGCCCGTCACGAAGACGGGCGAAGTACCACTAGGAGTTTGGTGAGTATGGCATAGCTGGAAGCGGGGCGCTACTTGCTTAGCGCATTCATCCGCTTCCACCTATCAGCAGTCCGCAGCGTACCAAGCCCCAGCATACCGAACATCAGCTCGAACAGCACGCCATCGATCGACGGCAGGGGCGGGGCGTCTGCGCCATAGACGTTCAACGCCCACGGGAGAAGCGGACGCAACAGAAACTCATAACCCATACCAGCCACGCACACATACCCTGCCAGCGGACGCCAGCCCGCCTGATACCCCGACTGGCTGGCAGCTTCGATCTTGTTGATCTCGGCCTGTGCCAGGTTGACCTGTAGCTGCGCGTCCAGTTCTTTGAACTGGCCTTCTTGCTGCAATCGCAGAAGGTCAAGCTGTGCCTTGGCGCGCGCCTCCGGGTCTGGGATTACCTTGTCGAGGATGCCTGTCAGGGTAGGCAGCAGGGCGGTTGCGGCGGCGATGATGCTCATGAGTCAATTTCCAGGTTGTCAGCAATGCGACGCGCCCATCCGCGCCCGAACGCGCCCCAGGTCGGCAGGCCGGTCATGAACCGCAGGCGGATAGCGCTGTACTTCGCAGGCGTCACCCGCGCGGCAGCGGCAATAGTGCGCGGCCCGATGATGCCATCCTCGACAGCCCCACCAGCACGTTGCAGCCACTTGATAGCCTGCACCGGCCCGCTGTTCACCGCCGCGTCAAACACGTGGAACCTGATAGCGTCCGGCAGTGAGTCGGCACGAATGGCGTCCCAATAGTCTTTTCGGTAGATCGTGATAGCCATATTCAGCGGCATATCGCGCATGTGGCCGGTGTAGCCATGCTTGCGGGCCACGCGTTCAGTGATGCCGTAATTCGTTGCGCCGCCTGGGTCGGACGGATGATCGACATATCCGCCTTCATTCCTAATCAGTATTTCCAGCGCTCGCTCAATATTCATCGTTTCACCTCGCACTCAAACCCAGTCCGCTTGTTGGCAAACGCCCCGACCTGCCGGCACTCATTCGCCACAGCCGCGCGCTCGCTATCCTTACCAGTAGACACGCCGCCAGTAAAACCAACAGCCAAAGCCAATGCTACCGCGACGATCCATCCAGCAATCTGCATCAGTTACCTCCAAGTATTTTCAGCAGCTTAGGCCCGAACTCGATCAAGCCAAGGATAAAGCCAGCGCCACCAACCGCGCCGAGTACCTTGTTAAACCCCTTGGCCACCTGATCCTCAAGCTGCTCCAGGCGCTTATCGATGGCTGGCAGACGCTCTACAGCAATCTCCACCTTTGTGACCCTATGCGGAATTTCACGATGGGTATCCTCAAGCGCCGATAACCGATGTTTTACGGTGTGAACTTCCATTTCTAGGCTTCCCACGCGCGGCGGAATGCTGCTCATATCGTCTGCCATGCCCTGCCCTTAATCGTCGCCGTATCCGTCGAACGGGTTGAATGTGTTTACCAGTTGCGCGAACCCGTACCGCTGGAACTTGTCTGTCATGATCTTCCAGCCCAGTCTAGCACGCAGGCAACGCCCAAAGCCCCAAGGCAGCACGCAGTAGAACTCAAACGCCACGGTGTGACCAGCGAGGTTTACAGCTCTGGCGAAGTACCAACCAGGTCGCTTGTACTTGTCGCTGATCGACTCGTCGCCTTTGTGCGTCACCACAAGCGACGGCGAATAATCGACAGCAGCCTTGCGCGCATACCCATACAGCGGGTTGCGAATCATCCACATGCAGCGATTCAGGTAGCCTCGCCAGCCGGTCGTGTAGCCGGGGAACGGCGCCCGTTGGCGCACGAAGCCTTGATCGCCCTGCGGCGGGTTGTCGTAGGTGCCCCATAGCCAGCCCCATGAGTATGGGGCTAGGCCATAGGGCTGCTCACGGTAGATTGCTGCGATTATTGGCGCTGCCAGGGGCACGGTCAGCAGCAGCAGCCAATCGGCCAAGCACAGAACCAGCCAGCGGACGTATATCATGACCCCCCCTCGTTGATGCGGATGCGCACCCGAGCCAGCTCGCGCTGATCAAGCTCACTGGCGTACTGATCAAGCAAAGGCGCAGTGTCCTGCCCAAGCGCCATGGCCTCGGCGATCTTGGTCACGATGTAGTCCGTGCTTGCGAGGTACGCCTTATCCTGCGCGATCTCGGCCTCGCGCATCTGCTCCTCGGTCATCGGCGGCGGGTCTTGCAGCGCCGGTCGGCCGCTTGAGTCGGCGGCGATCACCTTACCCGCAGACTGTCCAGCCAGCAGCGCGGCGTGTTCCTCGGTGGTGATCTGAACGCCTCCGTTGTTGTCAGGGGAGAAGGCAAAGCGGCCGTCTGCCGCGATCCATTTTGCGTAGATGGTCATGAGGGCCTCACTTGCCAATGGTCATAAAGTCGATGGTGCCCGACAGGTTGTTGCCGTTGCCCACCCATTGATTGTCGACGGTGAACCCGGTCAGAGACTTGCCACGGACCTGGGCGATGTTGGCGTTGTCTAGGATGGCGCCGGTGTAGCAAAACTGTGCGGCCACCGAATATCCAGAAACGTACTGCAGCGGTAGCGTCACCGACACAACGCTGCTTCCTCCGGCCTCACCGGATACCGTCACGGTCCCGCGCTGGAAGATCCAACCCCCCAGCCAACTCGGCAGCTTGAGCGCCATGTAGGTGCTGGAAACGATCAGGGTACCGTTGAACAGTTTCTTCGGCGTGACGACTACATTGTCCACGGTTCCGGCGTCTACCTCGGTCTGCGTTCCAACGCGAAGCACGCCGAGCAGCGTCTCGGTAGCATTTGCAGCAGCCGAGCGCAGTGCTTGAAAAACTCTAAGGGACGTGGAGTAGTTTGTGTTATCAGTTCCTGCCTCAGCTTGTGCTTGGGTCGCCTTGCTCGCCTTGTCCAGCTTCTCATTCAGCAGCGAATCCAGCCCACTAAACGCAATCCGCGCCCACTGTGTCGGCGTGCCGGAGTTGAAATCCTGCACGTTGTTATCGATAAGCGACACCCACAGCGACAGGCCGTCATTGGCTGCCAGAACAGCGCCCTGCGGATAACCTCCAGCGGCGACAATTTCAGCGGCGAACTTATACATGCCGCCTTTGTTCTGGTGGACAACATGCTCGGTAATATCGCGCAGGATGCCGTTAAAATCCTGGCCTTCAGGCGGGATGCCCCCGGCAGTCAGCGGTATGGTTGTGATCGACGGGAATCCCTGCTTGAACGAAGCTCGTTGCGGCTCAGCTACGATGGGATCGCTCGGGATGTCATTCACCATATCCGGCACGGCATCTCGCCCGAACGGTATGGTGAGAATCTTATAGTCCGCCATAGAATGTTCCTTGGTTGAAAGGTTGGAAGCCAGTGCCAGTGAATCCAAAAGTCTCTGCCGGTATTGCGTCTATCACTTCAATTTGGACGCCGCACGGTCTGGGCAATATGTTTGTGTTGTAAACAATGTGGCGCTCAAATGGCGATAGCGCGAACTCGAAAACATAGCGCGCCTTCATGTGCCCGGTGATGAGAAAATAGCACTTCTTGCCGCTAAAAGCAGCCTTCATCAGTCGGTTAATATTTGGCGCGGTGGCATTGATAATGTTTACGGTCGCCTTTATGAAAATCAATCCACGATAAACATTATCCGGCAGTTCGTAGGCATTCTGGCCGGGTGAAAAAAAAGGCCGCTGGTTAAACGGATAGAATCCATCAGAAAACCCGAAGTATTCTCCTTCCGGGTCGGCAATTGATACGCGCCGGGATATACCGACAATGCGCCCCCATATATCAAGGCCGAATCCCTGAGCCGTGTTCAGATTCATCACGACATTATAAAACTGATCAATGTCAGCAGTCGGGTCGATTCGGTCGCCAATATCTTCAATCAAACGCAAAAGCACAGGGCTGTTAGCGTATTGCGACATGATGGTCGATTTAAGGAGCGGCGACATACTGGCTAACCGTAATCAAGTTCGCAGCGGTGGACGGGAAATTGTCGATGCCAAATTCTATCAGGCTCATCCAGGTAGCGCCGTCTGTTGAAACTTTGATTTCAACAACGCCAAGCGCTGAATCAAGGCCGCACCCGAACGAGGACGCCACAACTGTTCCGCCAATGCGCGCGCGACGTGCGCCAGATGCAAGTTGGTCGGCGATATTCTGCCGTGCTGCGGTGATTTGCGGATTGGTTATCGACGCATAGTCGGCAACGCGAATATCAAAGTACAGCGGGGTAATGTCGGGGCGCAGAAACTTGACGTCATACTCTGGCGGGAAACCGTCGTCGTAGTTGTCCGTGTCTTTCCATAGGACTTCGGTATTTCCCATGAACGAACAACCAGTGCCGCCCTTCGCCATGATCTTGCCGGCAATCTCGTAATCATCGCCACCGACCACAGACACTAGCAGGCTGTTGCGGATCATTGGGTAGTTAGTGGCACCAACAGTGATCGCATCGTCAGATGGGTTATCAACCACGCGAACGTCGATAACGTCCGTCAGGTCGAACACTGCACCATATACAGCGCTGTTCGTCAGGCGGCTATTAGCGGCAACGGACTCGGCGCGGCGCAGCTCGAAGTCGGCGCGGGATTCTTCGTTGCTGCCTGGCACTGCGGGTACGGTGTTTTCTGCGCGGTCGATGCCTGGCAGCGTGTCCAGCAGGTTGTTAATCGTGCCGGTAGCGGCCTGAATAGGGCCGGGGACTTGAGCTCGGGCAAGCAGGGTAACGGTGCCGGTGGCTACGGATACCGCGCCCGTCTCGGTTGTTTCCCAGATATTGCCGTTATCGTCCTGCACTTGCGCGCCGACAGGCACGATACTGCCGGCCAAGCCGGTGAACTCAAGCGAAACGACCGAGCGAGTAGCTTGCGAACGGCTCAAGAAATAGATAGCGCCCAGCGCTTCCTGGAATTTGCCGAACGAATAGCGCGGATCGAAGTTGTTCGCCAACTCGATGAACTGCGTATCCCGGTCAGTGATAACGGCAGTCAGCGACGTGACAAGCTGGCCTTGAGGTGTGCGGGCGTCCTGGGTGATATTCGGCCCGAACGCCTGACGCATGAGCGCCCAGAGGCCATTTGTCACCGCTTCGCGTGTCGGCGCCTCGATGCCCTGTGCCGTAAACTGAATGTTCGGGATTGTCATAGACTAATCTGGCCCGTCTGGTTTTCTTCGTTCGTGAAGATGATAGCGCCTATTACGTTGCGCCGGTCATTTGTTCTGATTGCAGCTTGTGCCGAAACTACGCCGCCGATTGATTTGGCGGCATCCTCTAAATACATTTTGTACAGCGCCAAGGGGAACCCGGTTCCGCCAAGAATCTCGGTGTCATATGGGATACCGGTGGTCGTATCATAATACAGATCGCCCGTGAAAGTCCGGCACGCCGTCGATATGTCTTGAGCCTGCTGGTATATATCAGTCGCCACGGCGATGTTGCCGTCTGCGTCTAGTGTTAAGTCCCAAGTATCCGGGCGAAGAAATAGTGTGGTGCTCATGACATTGGCACATCCGGCGTAGTGTTAGCTGGCGAGTAGTGGCCAGCGTGCTCATTATACTGGTCGCGCATAGTCTGCATGCTACCAGTGTGGTCGGTAATGTCGCCAGTCGAGATAATCGGGCAGTTCACCTGCAATAGCGTGCCATTGACTGTAACGGTGCCGGTCGAAGTGATGTTGATGCCCGACTCTAAGAACTCGATGAACTGCGTCGGCGCACCGTTTAGGAAACCGCCGATATAGAGCCCATCCGAAACATCGTACTCACGGCGGGACGGCGGAGGGCCTTCCACCTTGTCTTTCTTGACATTGGTTATATCGCGCATGGCGAACGATGCAAGGCCCAGGTCGCCCACTTTGGGGTCGATGATTATGGCGTTATGCCCACCTTGCAAGCGGAAATACGGCAGCTTGTACAGCGTTTCGTTTGGTATGCCGTTGTTGTTGGCGTCCAGTTGCTGCACAAGGTCTACCACGTCCACAAAGCCGACCGGACCGGTAGCGCCTGGCTCAACAGCCACAACACGCACAACGCTGTGCGTAAACGTGCGGCCAATCAGCCGGCCAATAATGGCCTCCTGCTGCATCGGCCCCGGTACGGACTGTTCCGGCGTAAACGGCCTACGCTCTGCTGATGGCGGCATCGTTTGCACCTCTGAAAGTTGCTTGAATATCCATGAACCATGCGCCACCTGGCAGCTCTGACTCGAGAGTTGTGGTCACGCCGAACGCGCGCCAATCGCCGTTAGTGGTTTCCATGATCGAATCGGCAATGCGGATGATTCCGCCAAACCGAACCATTGGATCCCACAGGCAGCGCACGTCAACGCCTTGGATGGTCGGCACAGGATAGCCTAACAGGCCGGTCTTGGGCGTCAGAACAGGAATGCGCAGCGCCCTCGGCGCGCCCTGCGGCGCGATAGCAATCAACCCATGCTCGACGTAAAGATCAATCTGGTAATCCCTGCACAGCTTGCGAATCTTGTTCATATCGGTGTCGCCCATCGTCACGTTCTGCATTGTCAGTGACTCGGGCACGCCGTTGTTCTCAAATATGTAGCCCATTCGCTCGCATATACCCGCGATGGCTTGCACTACTGGCGTGTCGCCTGGAAACGCCAGTTGGCTGGCAGGTCGGTACGCCTCCAAAATCCCCGCCATGCTGGAGATACGCAGCGCAATCTCAGGCGCGTTCGACGTGTCGATATAGGCAAACGTAATGTTCCCCTCGAAAACATGCAGCAGCGGCTGGCCTTGCTCGCCGGCCTCGATGCGAATGCGGTTAAGCATGCTGTTCAGGTCTTGCCAGCGGATGCGCATGAGCTTGTGCATGGTCGATAGCGACAGGCCGTAAATCGTGACCTCTGCGCTCGGCATGATGGCGCCGCCGCCGAAACGCACAACGGTAGAGACGCGCAGCCCCTCGGCGGTCAATACGTTGGTGCCGCTTTCCTCGAACGTATCGCCGATCAGGGTGATCGTGGCGCGGATGACCTTCTTATTCATCAGCTGGCGGCCAGTAGGTCATAAGGAAGCGCTGCCCGAGTTGCTGATAGGTCGGGTCGTCGCGTCCTTCGTTGTCTACCAGCATCAAGTCGCCTTCGATTGGAGCGAACGACAGCAGGGCGCGATTACGCGCGATTGTCTCGCCGTTAACCCGGATGGTGATATACAGCTTGCCGCGACGAGTCACAATATCGATTGCGTACACGTTGCCACCAGGGCGCGCGACTAGCGACTGATTCGGCACGGCGCGGAGTGGGATAACTTCAATCAAAATTGCACCTCAATATCACCAAACGCCGATTGCACCTGATCCAAAAATTCAAGCCCCTTATCACGCAGTCCGGTGGCGATTTCGCCGGCTGCGCGAGCGCCCTGGCTCAAAATAGACTCGCCCGGCTCGTTCTCGACTTCTCCTGCATCATTTGTATCGGCGTCTTCGGGGTTGGTCACGGCTTCCTGTTCGTATCGTACCCGCACCTCTCGAACCTCTTTCAGCTCGATGTTGGCAATGATGATCCTGTTGCCTTCATTCGGCAGGCGCCGATAGCCGAACCCGGTGATAGCCGCGTTGCGATGGACGTATTCAGGCGTCAGCACGTTGAACAGCAGGGCAGAGCGGGACAGCGCTTCAAGCTGAGCGATGAACGCCCCGCGCTCAAGCGTGCCGCCGCTGCCCTTTGTCATCTGCACGGTGGCGGTGTACGGTTCTTGGACTTTGTTGT